AAATTTTCAATCATTTCTTTTGATAATTTATTAAACTTAACTGGACCAACTATCATTTTTTTTTAATTCTTATTTTAAAAGTTATTTTTAAATAAGTATTCTTTTATGATTTCCACTAATTACTACTACAATTCATTATTATTATATATATAAAATACTTATCTTAAAATGTATAAGTTTGTTAATTAAAATAAATTTGTTAGGGTCTAATCCATCCGACTTAGTAAAAGAAAGAAGGAAGGAAATATGTTGAGTGTATCATATTACAATATATAAAGATAATATACATTATAAGAAAAAATGTATGGATTATGTTGAGTTTGAAGAAGTGGTTATTTGCTTAAAGATCCACTGAACTATGTCATAAAATTCAAAACTAAGTATGAATGTGGAAATTCAAATAATCTTAAAACTAGATTGAAATGGGAACAACAGTTATAATATTTACAAGTTTTACATCGAAGAAGTATTATTTTGATATATGTGATAAAATACACCTGTTTTAGGATCTACTTTTTTTTTTACTCGTTTTAATGTTGGTCTACGCATTGCTCTTCGTTTGTCTATGTTTGACAATTTGTTAAAAGGTGTGGTATTCATATTTAAACCAATGGTCCGTACATCGTAATTATAAAAATCAGGTATTTTTGGTCTTATTTGTTTTTTTTCTTTTATTGGTTTCTGATTTTTCTTTTCTTCTTCTTTTAGTTTCTGAATTTTCTTTTGTTTCTGAATTTTCTTTTTTTCTTCTTTTAGTTTCTGAATTTTCTTTTTTTCTTCTTTTAGTTTCTGAATTTTATTTTTTTCTTCTTTTAGTTTCTGAAATTCTATTCGATGCTCGCGTAATTTATCGATTCTATTTAGTTCTCGTTTTAGTTTCTGAAATTCTATTCGATGCTCGCGTAATTTATCGATTCTATTTAGTTCTCGAGTATAATTTGGTTTCGTTTGATATTCGAGTTTGTTTAGTCCACTTCCTCCTAATAATTTGATATAATTGTTAAGTATATTTTTACCTAATTTAGAATTAATATTTACTTTTTTACCAGTATTTGGATTTATTATTCTTGTATACATTTATAATATATAAATATAAAAAAAAATTGACCTTAGTTTTTTTTATTACTATCATTATTATTATTATATTTAAATTGTATTATTATTATATTTAAATTGTATTTTTTTTTTCTTTGTTAATAATATAAAAATATGGGAGGTGGTTTAATGCAATTAGTCGCTTATGGCGCACAAGATATATATTTAACAGGTAATCCTCAAATTACTTTTTTTAAAGTTGTTTATCGTAGACACACTAATTTTTCAATGGAATCTATTGAACAAACATTTAATGGCTCTTCTGATTTTGGAAAAAAAGTAACTTGTACTATTTCAAGAAATGGTGATTTAGTACATAGAGTTTATTTACAAGTTACTATTGGTGCTATGGCTGAAACTGGAAATACTCAATTAAAATGGGTAGACAGAGTTGGTTATGCTTTAATTGATAATGTTGAAGTTGAAATTGGTGGTCAAAGAATTGATAAACATTATGGTGTTTGGATGGAAATATGGTCTGAATTAACTCATTGTCATCAAATGGAACAATGTTTAGATAAAATGATTCATAATACTGGAGTTGGAGCTAAAACTTATTATGTTCCTCTTCAATTTTGGTTCTGCAGAAATCCAGGTTGTGCTTTACCTTTAATTGCTTTACAATATCATGAAGTCAAAATTAATTTAACTATGAGATCATTAGCAAAATTACATAATAATTTAGGTTCTGCTTTAACTACAACACCAACAATTGATAGTGCTTCTTTATGGGTAGATTACATCTATTTAGATACTGATGAAAGAAGAAGATTTGCTCAAGTTTCTCATGAATATTTAATTGAACAACTTCAATTTACTGGTGAAGAAACTGCTTCAAGCAAACACAAATTAAATTTCAATCATCGTGTAAAAGAACTTGTTTGGGTTACTAGAAATGATAATAATGTTACTTCAAATGAACATTTCAACTATGATGGAGGAGTTTCAGCAAGTGGTGTTGTAGATATGGGCACAGGAACACCAACAGATACTCAAACTGTTATATTTAATGGTGTAACAATTACATTTGAAGCTGCTTTATCTGATACTTCAGGAAATCCAAATACAATTAATATTCAATTAGATGCTGGAGCAGGTAAGAATGCTGATAACTTAGTACTTGCTATTAATGGTGCTGCTGACGCTGCTGGTGTAATTGATTTTGCTACTGCTTTATTAGGTGCAGGAAATGGTGTTCCAGGGCACACCGCACAAAAAACAGGAACTGATACTGTTAAAATTACAGCAACTACTGCTGGTTCTGCTGGTAATGTTGCCGCTCATACTGGTAATGCTACAGTTGCCATAGCTTTAACTAATGGAAAAGATAGCGGTAACCCTACCTCAAAAGCTAAATTACAATTAAATGGACATGACCGCTTTGCTGAAAGACCTGGAACTTATTTTAACAATGTTCAACCTTACCAACATCACTCCGGAAACCCAAAATCAGGAATTAATTGCTATTCTTTCGGTTTAACTCCTGAAGAACATCAACCATCTGGTACTTGTAATATGAGTCGTATTGATAACGCTACTCTTCAAATAGTTCGTTCAAATTCTGAAGCTTCTAAAACATCTATTTTTGCTCTAAATTATAATGTATTAAGAATTATGAGTGGTATGGGTGGTCTTGCTTATTCTAATTAAATACTTTATTCTCTTTTTTTTTTAATATCTGTATTAATTTTAATATTTTCTAAAGGTGTTTGTACTCTAACATTATGTTTTTTAATTAAATCAATAATTTCTTGTTTGTAATTTCTTGACATTTTTTTAATTTTAAAAATATAGTAGATAGAAAATAAAAATCAAATTTTTATAAAAAAATAAAATATTTAAAAAGATATTATGTAATTTATAAATAATAAAAATGGCAGCATTAAATTCAGAAATTATTATGCATCAAAATGAAACACAAAATGTTATATTACCGAAAGAAAATAAATTTTTAAATAAAATTTTTCATATCAAAACTGTTCAAAGTTCTGCTTTTAGAATTTTAATAGAAGCATTAAAAGAAATATTAACTGATGTCAATATTGAATTTAATACTCACTTTTTGAAGATCATAGCAATGGACGTATCACACACCGTACTAGTTTCGCTTAAATTAATTGGCTCTAATTTCGAGTGTTTTTATTGTCCAGAAAAAGTTGTAATAGGTGTAAATATGAGTAATTTTTTTAAATTAATTAAAACTATGGGGAATAATGATACATTATCATTATATATTAATAAAAATGATACAAATAGATTAGGTATTAAAATTGAAAATAGTGAAAAAAATTCTATTACTAATTTCAAATTAAATCTTCTAGATTTATCAGAAGAAAATATTACTATTCCACCTGCTGAATTTGAATCTGTCATTACTATGCCTGCTTCTGATTTTCAAAAATTATGTAGAGATATGTCTAGCTTAGCAGATAAATTAGAAATTAAAAGTGTTGATAATTTACTAATCTTTTCTTGTAAAGGTGAATTTGCTACACAAGAAACAAGATTGGGTCAAACTAATAATGGTCTCACATTTGTTAAAAATAATAAACCACACGAAATTGTTCAAGGATTTTATGCACTTAAACATCTTGTACTTTTTACTAAGTGCACCAATCTTTGTAATAGTATTGAATTATTTTTTAAAAATGATTATCCTATTGTTGTGTGTTATTCTGTGGCGAGCCTAGGGTCGGTGAAAATGTGTTTGGCCCCATTGGCGAAAGACGGTTCTTAAAATATTTTATTACCATAAGCTTACCTTACTACTTTTTTTTTAAAAAAGTATTTATGCTCATCATCAAGGCTTTATATTTAAATATAGTTTTGATGAAGGCAATATTCAAGAATTTATTAAAGAATTTAATAAACCAAAAGCAAAACAAAAAGGAAGTAACAAAACAGGAATTAAAATTGAAATTTGGAAGGAAAGTAAAAAATTAATTACACTGGGATCTAGACCAGAAGTTATTAAATATTTTGAAAAATTGAAATTAAAAATAACAAAAGATAAACTTAGATTTACTAAAGGTCGTAAAAGAGAAAAAGTTGACAAAATAAGATTTAAAGAATATTTACTAATTAATAAAAAAAAAGTACAAACCGAGCTTTATTATACAAAAAATAAAGAATTAATTGGGTCTTTTAATTCATTAAGATTAGCAAATGAAAAAATTTTAGAACTAGGTAAAAAATTACCATTTACAATAGATTATGTCAAATTACAAATTAGAAAGTATAATGGTGAATATATATGCGGTATATTTATGTTCAAAAAGAATTAATCACAACCATTTTTTTCAAATAAATATTTATGATTTTTTTTATTAAAAAAATTTGATTTTAATTTAAAATAATTTAAAAATTTAATTAAAAAATGGAAATAAATAATAATTCAAATTGCCAAAGTTATCAATATGATTCTAAATGTAATATTTGCCAAGATGAAATAAGTTTTTCATTTGATTGTAATACTTGTAAAAAAATAATTTGTATTGATTGTGTTTATAAATTATTATCTTTTACTATTAAAGATGGAGAACCTGATAAAATTAAAACATTAAGAAATGGTAAAATTGTAGATTTAAATGATGTACAAATTGGTTATAAATGTCCTTATTGTAGAGAATTAAATGGTTTATTATTAAATGAATGTAAATTTATAATAGGATTAATTTGTAATTCAACAGAAATTACTACTTTAAAATCAATATGTAACTGTTCCTTTTGTTGTAATAATTGGCCTCTTTTAAAAATTAAACATCATCCTTGTAAAAAAAAAAGTTGTTATCATTGTGAACACAGTATTTTAGAATTGTATTTAAATTGAATTAATTTATAAAGAAATATAATTCAAATATAAAATTAAACATCAATAATAATTTCATTTTTTTGTATCATTTTTAAATCTGATGTTTCATTTTTTTGTATTTTATTCATTTCTAAATTTTTCGTTTCATTTTTTTGTATTTTATTCATTTCTAAATCTGTTGTTTCATTATTTTGTATTATTTCAATATTATTTTTTGTTTCATTATTTTGTATTATTTCAATATTATTTTTTGTTTCAATGATTGATTCATTTAATAATATATTATTTTCTTTATATTCTAAAACTTCATTACTTTCAGCTTCATGTATATTTTCTAAAACATTTATATAATGTCTAAATATTGCTTGTACAAATATTGTAAATATAAAAGTGCCAATAAAATTTTCAAAAAAAAATGTTAAAATAGCAAAAATAAAACCCAATACAATTGGACATATTCCAATCCGAAAATAATATTTACAAAACAAATATTTATTTTTAATAAATATAAAATGTATTAAAAATATAGTTATTATAATAATTATATAAATTAATGTAGCAAATAAATAATAAATATCTATTTTATTATAAAAATTTAAAAAATTTATATAACTAAATGTAATAGAACGAAATGTATTATTGTAATCAGTAAATCTAATCATTATTGCTAAAAGAAATACAAATATTTGATTTATAAAATAAAACATAAATATATTTGTTGCTAAAATTTTTATAAATTTTTTAAAATAATTTTGAAAATTTTTTTTAACTATTGTTTTATATTTATAATTACATTCCATACATTTAGAAAAAGCTTTTCTATTTTCAGCAGTTGCTCTCCAATCATTTAAGCATTTTTTATGAATATATTTTGATGTTCCTTTACATTTACAAGGACTAAACAAAATATTATCTAAATCTTCTGATTCAAAACATATTCTACAAAATGTGTCATCTATTTTTTCATAAATATTTAGTTGTTCATTCATTATTTATAAAAATAATAAATTTAATTTTTTAAATATCCTTTTTTAAAATATAAAAATCATAAAAATATTTTAATTGATAATATTCTAAATTTAATAAATGTCTGTTTTTATAAAGATTTTTATTTCCATTTTTTAATTTTTCTATTTTTTTTTTATTTTTTTTTATTTTATTTAGAAAATCTTTTTTTGAATAATTTTCAAAATTTTTATGTGAAATTTTTTTAATAAATTGTTCATATTTTAAATTAGATTCTAAATATACATTATAAGCATGTAATAAACCTTCTACTGGTAAATCAAATGAAATAGATAACTTATTATAAACTCTCATCTTATCAATATTTTTATAATCTTTTTTTTTCTTATTTATTATTTTAGTTGGTTTTTTTGCCAAATTTTCATATGCTTCATAATGATAAAAATTTACATTTTTTTTTAAATTTTCCTTATTATTAAAAAACCAACCACCAAAATTTATATATTGTTCAATTGGTAATTCCCAAGAATCTGTATTTATTTTTTTATATTTAATTCTTTTTTTTTTTTCTTTTTCATATTCTTTTTCATATTCTTTTTCATATTTTTTTTTATTACTTAATATTTCTAAATCTGTTTTTTCAATTTTAGAAATAAAATTTTTTTCTTTTTCATTTTTCATTTCATTACTATATTTAGAATTACTAATTTCTATTAATTCTTTGTCTTTTTCTAATTCATTTTTCATTTCATTACTAAATTTAGAATTAATAACTTTTGTGAATTCTGTTAATTCTTTGTCAGTTTTGTCTAATTCATTTTTCATTTCATTGCTAAATTTTGATTTAAAAACTGTTTCTTCTTTGTCTAATTCATTTTTCATTTCATTGCTAAATTTTGATTTAAAAACTGTTTCTTCTTTGTCTAA